CCCCTGCCACTGAACTTATATTTTAGCAAACGTTTCTAACGCCAAGCTATCTGTTCTTTCTTTTATTAATGAATCATCCCATTTATGTTCTCTTGCTTCTGACTCACTAACAAACTCTGTAACTAATTTTAAATCAGATTTTTTATAAGATTCTATTTTTTTGTGCAACTCATAATTTTTGCAATCTTCATTAAGTGAAAAACAGAGTGGTAGTAAATTACCAATCATACCCACGACTGACTCGTTAGTTTTGCTTTGAGATGATATGTGCTCCAAAGAAACTATATCCATTTTTAACTCTCGCGTCCCTCGTCTGATACGTTCCAATTTGTCAAAAATATAAACAATCAACTTCCTTTGCCCAGATTTTTTATTTGTATAAACAATATTCTTTGAAAATGCTTGTTTGAATATATTTTCTGAAGGCCCTTTCTGTGTAAAATAATCTAACGCGTCATTAATAACACCCTCAACATCTCTTTTATTTAATGCCTTATTCATTCTTACTGCTAATACAGAATATTTTGCATCGATTCCAGATGGTCTTAGACGACATACTGCATTAAACTTAAAGTGAAATGACTCTAAGGACTTCAAACATTCTATCAGCATTGATTGTGTAAGGGCTCTCGGTTTCTCTTTACGTTTTCTAAGTAATGAGAGTACAAATGGTCGAGGAATACTCACATTAAAAATCTCGAATGCTTTTAACGAGTTGTAAATTTCACGCTGATCAGGTTGAGGCCAGTCATCTGTATTTGGCGCTATTATTTTACAGTATAATTCAACATCATCATATAATTCGTTCAGAAATGATGCTGATGACAATAAAGTATTCTCATCTTGAATCTCACGTTTAAAAGCACGATAAAGTTGATCTTCTCCAATATAATTATACTTAGAAAGCCACCACGTTCTAATATAATCAGCAATAGTGCTATTACTATCCCTAGACTCAATTTGAGTAACGATATAATCCCATTTTGTTTTTGCAATATCTACCGGATATGTTTGAGTGCAAGTTTGGAATACTTTATTCTTTATCAAATCAATTGAACTTAAGTTTATCCCTCGAGCATTCAACACTTCAAAAATATCATAAGCATCATCCTCCTTACCTACAGATATTTTTACCAACTTCAAATAATTGGTAATCATTCTATATACAGCAGTCAAACAAAATATATAATCTTGGTTATTATAATGTTTTGCACCATCTCGCAACAATGCAGAACAGAGTGATTTCCTCCCTAGTTTTCTAGAAAGAAAAATTCCTGCATAACTTATACGTACATCCTCTTCACAAGATTCATCAACTTGATGCTCTTCGCGATCTTGATATTTTAACTTAAAATATGTTCTATCGCTATTTTTTGCTAATTTTTCAATAAATGTCTCACCATTTGAAGCTAATTGGCTTCTGCTAAATGTAGGACTCACAGTAACGATATATGTTTTAAATATATCATCCGCTAATGAATCTTGCCCTAAGGAACGCAATTTACGCGATATTAATGAAAGCAATATAGTAATAACTGAAAATCGTTGTTGTCCATCAACCACTTCTAATACATCATCACTATCTGCTCCAGAAAGAACAATAGTCCCTATAAAATATTCTGAACACTCCAAGTTCTGTCCATCTTCATTCAACCTTATGTTTCTGACAATATCTTGCCATAACTCTTCAAGCTGAAGCTTTTCCCAACTAAACTCACGTTGATTACGAGGAATAACATATCTTTGTTTTACAGATAGAATGTTTTTTATATTTAGTGGTGTTGCATCAAAATTCATAACTTATCCTCAGAGACAACAAATTGATAATAATGTCCTATTCAAATGGCTAATGATATGACATAAAAAAAGAAAAATGCAATGTACTACAAGAATATCAGTAAACGTTTCTAGCGCGCGCTCGTATCCCCGCCACGCCTGCCCACTTTATGCAGTGGTTTTCATGCAGCTGCATGACATGAGCAAAAGCCCGCCATTTCTGGCTGGTCTAAGCATAGACGATCCTCGATCGATCATGCGATTTCATGCAGCATAGTCATGCACTGCCATGGGAAGTTAACGTATCTGAATAATCGCTTGAAAAACGAACATATGGGCTTGCAAAGATGAAAGCCCGCTTGAGCGAAAAGTGGAAAATCAACATGTTACAAAGCTTGAAAATTACTTTTGTTCTTGAAAAATCAGCCCAACCATTACTATAGTATTATCTAAATTGGTTAATGTGCCCTGAAATCACCGGAAAATTCAGCTATAACGGCGTATAGATATTAATTAACTGAAATACTAAAAAATTATATTTAAACGGAGTTAGTATGTTGGACGCACGAAAAAATATTGATCTAATCAAAGATATTGACGAAATTTCAGAGAAGGGAATTCAAGCATTTGGGTTATTATATGATGAATCCGGGCACTCAAATCTTCACGATCCTCTACTGAGGTGGTGTGATTTTCTTTTACGCTACATTGCTCCACAAAAACGAATAATTTTAAAATCAGATCGATTTCCTGAAAATATTCACGATGGCGCAAGGGTTGGATTGCAGAGAATCGAGATGTTGTTTACTACTGGTGGTGATGTAAATCCTTATCAGAGTAAAACATTAACATTATTCAATGACACAAGCGGTAAAAAGGCGACGAAAAGAACGGATAACCTATGGGCTGATTGGGGGATTCATCACCTCCATCTGCCATTAAATCCAGTAAGTTCAAGTAAAAAATACTCAGATCGTGCTGAGTGGGTATTATTCCTGAAGGTGTACTCAAACGCTGTGCTTTTTATTGATATAAAACATCATGATAAAAACATAGAACCAAATCTTTTTTCTCAAAGAGATTTGGTAGAAACATTCATACGCAACTGGCCAGAAGCAGCAGAAATATTTGAAATGAAAGGTATTTCAGGCTTAGCTTGTATTCATCCAACTACAGATTCAGATATTGCAAACTTAAGAAAAAATGGAATAAATCTGCCCGTAGTGATGGATGGAAAAGCATATGCCCCATTAGGAATGGGAATAACAACAGCGCGTACCGCTGTGAGCGTATCAACTTATCGAAATAAAATATATCATTGTGCTAAGCACATAGAGAAAATATTTATGGATGAAGATAGCCCATACATAAAAGAAATAAAATCTCTAGGTGTAAACAATCCTGAATTCAAGATGCATATGTTTGATGATGGTGGGTTAGGTATTGTTGAGATAAATACTAGAAAAGGCTGGAAATTCCTTAGAAAAAATGCTGATGCGTCTCATGATGTTTTCAGTTTTTTAAATAACGCACTGATGCCAGAGTGGGCTAGTCCTGTTGTATTACAGTTCTGGGAAAAAACTCATTGTAAAATGGAGGGAATTGAAAATTAATACTGAAATTTGTATGGCTCACATCTTCCCCCGAGGTAAATAGTTATTACGCAGTTCTGTTATTGGTATAAAGTGGGTGATAACTTATCAAAATGGCCTCCCACCTAACGCCTCGTTTCACTCGTTGCTCAAACTAGCCCCCATCAGAATGAACCCTACTGGGGGCAACGTTTCTTAATGCAGCCAGCTATCGTCTTCCCACACCTTCTGCATAATTTTCATCACTTGCTTCCTTTCTTCGTCCAGTTGCAGTCCGGTCAGTTCCACACCGTTAGAGCTACCTTTGCGGATACGAATTACCGTTTTTGGATACAGGGGGCGCAGATTGCGGTAAAGCTCGGATTCAAGGGCGTCCAGGATAGACTGGCTAATCTTCTGCTCTTTATCGATCATTATTTCAATGCGCATAAAAGTCACCTCAACTGATGACATCCATTGAGCGGTTGTATTCGTGGGTTCTGATTTTTGCCATGAGTTCATCTGTTAGTTCAGAAACCCACTGCAAAGCCAGCCCCTTCTCTTCATCACTACACTCACTAGCCGCTACAAGCTTAAGAAAAAAATCAATGCGTTGGAGCTTCAAAGACTCCAAAAAATAGTCCTGCATTTTTCCTCCTATGACACCACAAGCAATACTGTATGCATAACCACTGTTTATATTTACAGTATATAATAATCTTACTGATGTAAAACGTTTTTTTACGTTCATCAGCCTGATATGCCTGGTATTATTAAGAGCACGAATTGTTACCCCGCGTAATTAATACAGGTTCCGCCACTTATCATCTTCCTGCAAACGCTGGTTCCGATAGAAGATTCGCAGGCCTGCTCCTGACGGAATGCTGCCGCCGCGAAGGAGTAAATCGACCTCTTTCTCGCTGCCATCAAATCCTCTGGACTTCAGTTCATAGACGAGCTGCTGTCGTTGATGGTCTGTAATTCGCTGTTTGTAGTCTCTACGCCGTTTCGGTTTCACCAGGCGTAACCTTGCAGCCAGTTCTCGGCGCTCTTTTTTGTTCATACTGTGCAGATAATCGTGCAACTCCTTGTCATCCATACGGATGATATCCGTTCTGGTATCCCCATCAGCTGATTTGTCTTTCCCTTGTTGGTACAAATTTTCAGCAAGGGGACAGTTATTGCCACGAGTCCAAGGGGCGCAAGCGCCCTGGTCGGCTGCCGCCTCCTGAACGTCAACGGCTTTACGAACCATTTTCCACTTCACTGCATGAGTGCAGATCTTGCCCTCTGCAATGGGTGACCAGATGCCATAAATACGAATACCGTGATCGCCATAGGCGGTCGGCTCTTCGTTGATTTCATAAGCGGTTCTGATGAGGTGATATTTACGGGGAACCAGTACGCCGCCCTGCTTCATGATATAGGTGGCAAAACAACCAGCATCAGCAGCAGCCAGAATGGCATCAAGGCGCGGGTTATCCAGTACCGGCGCACCTGCTTTTTTGTCACCCTGCTGCCTTGCCGCCTGACCAGCCAGCAATCGCAGTTCACGGTAAGCCTGACGCCCCGGAATGCCAAAGAAGCGGAATTGCTGAACACGATGCAGAGACGCCCAGGCATTAACGTATTCAGCGTTATCACGCAGAGATTTACCCGTTTCCTTGCTGATCTCGCCAGCCAGACCACGCCCGTCAATATTCTTACTGATATATTTCGCGATGTAGCTTGTCGGCGTTCCTTTGCGCGGATTAATCAGCTCAGACTGAAAGCGCGGCCCCGTGTTATTGCCCAGCTCCTCGCGGTCTTCACGGATGGCAAAGTTACGCAGTAATGCAGTGATGGCGCGGCGGTCTTTTTTGCGCATAAAACACAACAGGTGCCAGTGAACTGTACCGTCATGATGCGGCTCAGCCACCCGCACGCCATACCACCGCAATCCGGCTTTGTGCATTGCCTTACGAAATGCAGCAAACATGCCGACCAGATAATCACTGCTTTGTCTTACCGTCGCATTTGTCCAGGTCGGGTTGGGCCTGCCGTTATTTAGCGTGGAATGGAAACGTGACGGACAGGTGATGGTGTAGAAAACGGCGCAGTCACCGCGCATTTCCGCGATAAGCTCCAGACCTTTAACACAGGCCATCATCTCATTGCGGCGATGCGCAGGGTTGCTGCTGCTGGCGTTTACCACATCCTCCATGTCCAGCGTGTCGCCGTCTTCGTTCACCAGTTCATGAGAACGGAAAAACTCCAGCGACTTACGGCGCTGCTCACGTTTATGCATCACGGCTTCATAGCTGACATAGGGAGATGCTTTTTTGCTGACAAGGCAGACAGCACGCAACTGCTCTTCCCGCCATTCGCAACGCATCTTCCATAATTTCCGATACCACCAGTCGGCGCACAACATACGCGCCAGCGAACCCGGAATGAGTTCATAGGGCACGGGTTTACGGCGGTTTCTTTTCCGGCGGAGTTGCTCAAACGCAGGTGGGATGACATCCAGTCGCAGGGTTTCTGCTGCCACCCTTTCCCATGTCTTGCGGATTTCTTCTGGCTTAACGTCATCGGTGGCATACAAATCGCCACAAGCTGCATCAAGGCACATGCTCATATGCGCAGCTACCAGGGTGGACAGGCGTTTCACCTGATCCTGACTCATTTCAGGCAGGATCAGCAGGCCGTCCAGCCCTTCATGGCTCGCCATAAAGCGAAAAGAAGTGGATAGCTGACTGTCGCGTACATGCTCCAGCCGTTCCAGACATGGCTTAATCGTCTCACGCAAATAGCGGGAATAAGCCTTTGGCCTGCCCAGGCTGCTGAAGTATTCAATACGTTGCATCAGCGGCTTGCTGATATGGGAAGGCTGGGCGTTGACGTCAGCCAGAATGACCATGTCTGGATTAAAACGCTGCTGCTCATGCGCCAGCTTTGCCCGGCTAATGAGCTTATCCTGCTCCATTTCGCGCTGGACAGGATCACGGGATTCATTAAAGAAATAACGCTCCCAGACCTGCTCACTCAGTGCTTCGCGGCGCAGTTGTTCCTGCTCGTTATCGGCAGCATACAGAGTGATCAGGTTTGAAAGTGCAGACTCCGGCGCAACTTCCGCCGGGTCCAGATAAGGGTTAATGGCCTTTTTCGGGCCGTTCCATGAAAATGATGCGGCGGCCTCGTTAAAGCCGCTAGAGTTGCTCATATCGTCATGACTCATACACGCACCTCGTACACAGCAGAACTATCTACGCCACGCGAAGGATCAAATCCCACCCAGCAGCGCGCCCCGGAAACAGCAATGATTTCTGTTGCAGATTTACTCTCGCCAGCCGACACGCCGATGCTGCGTTTTGCCTTGATGTAGTGGTGAGTGAAATTGCGATACAGCGAACGAATCAGGGATGTGTCACTGTTAGAAACAATGACCGGATGACCTTCAGATGATCGATGTTCAAGAACGGATGCCAGGTGATACTGGTCATCCTCAGTGAAGCCATCAGTGTGATAGCCGGAAAACGTACCGTAATAAGGCGGATCGCAATACACCACATCCCCCGCCTTCAACATCGCCAGCGTTTCATCAAAGCTGGCGCAGATAAACGTTGCTCGCTGGGCTTTTTCTGCAAATTTGCGAATTTCTTTTTCAGGGAAATACGGATTTTTATAATTCCCATAGGGAATGTTGAAATGCCCGCTCTTGTTATAGCGACATAACCCACGGTAACCATGACGATTGAGATACAGGAAATATACCGCTTTCATGAAATCAGTAATTTCAGTGGAGTAATTAAACTCCTGCCTTATGTTGTAATAAGCCACCTCCCTGTTTGCTTCCTCAAATAAAGCTCTGGCACGAGATATAAACGCCTCGCAATCAGCAGCAACCTTTTTATAGAGGTTGATTAAATCAGGATTAATATCCGCAACAAGATAGCTGGGGTAATCCGTCTCTATCATCACAGCACAAGAACCCGCGAAAGGTTCAACCAGTCGCCGGCCAGCAGGAAGGTATTTTTTCAGTTCTGGCATAATGGCGGTTTTATTACCCGCCCATTTCAGGATGGTGCTCATACAGCACCTCCGTTGTAATGTTTACCTTTCAGCTCTGCGATTTCCTGACAGGTAATGCAAAGCTGCACTCCCGGAATGGCGCGGCGGCGTGCTGGCGGAATTGGCGCTTCACACTCTATGCAAAGCACGCGAGACACGCCCGGTGTTTTGGCACGGGCAGCACGGATGTGGCGCTGGCGTTCTTCTTCAACGCGCTGCTGTACGAGATCCATTGCATCAGCCATCAGTGGATCTCCTGCGCTTCGTTCTGGATTGCTTCAGCAGTCACACGCAGCAGTTCTGCCGCTTCGACGTGGTTTAGTTGGCGGGATGTGATATGACACGCCAGGCTATCAAGGCGAGCTGCCATTGCTTCAGCCCTTGCCCGGCGTTCTTCCAGACGAGCCTCTGTCAGTAAAATATTAAGCCCTGCATCATCCGGTCCGGTTTTAGTCGTGAGGGTTTCAATATTACGCATAATCAATTCTCCTGAATTTAGATAAAGGGATGCCCGGCGGGTTTACGCCATTAATTTCATTAGTTGGTTAATTCGGCATGGTTAGCCGTCTGGGAAATAAGCTCACCACTGCACGAAAATGATTCATTGCTTTAATCAACTCCCGCTTTTCGTCAGTGGTCAGCTCATTAATGCTGATGCTATGACGTTCAGCTGGAATTTTTGCCATAAAGAATATGGCAGCCAGTGCCCTTTTATTTTGTTCATTATTGATATCCCATGGATCACGCATATCTTTAATAAACCGCTCAAGCTCTGACTCAATATTTAGGCCAAAAACTTTCGCCCTTAACTCCGCAATGTGATTAAGTCCATTCAGGCGTTCACCGGGGCTTAATGGAACAGTCGCCGCAGTGCCTTCAATAGCCATTTGTTCCCCCGTTTTTTCGTAGATAGTTCTGCCAGCAATTCATCTTGTGAACGGCACGGATGCCAGCGTTTACCATCCTCCCCCATGATCCAGCCGTGACCGTAATGCATTGCCGGGCTTTGTTTAACCAGCAGCGATGCAAATGATGGTTCTTTCGTCAGCATAAGCACCTCACAGCAAACCAAATGAAGCACCGAGGCCAGTCACGGTATCAACTGCACTCGCCATCGCAGGATTAGCCTGTAAACGGGCCTGCAATGAAACAGCCGCCAGCGCCATCAGTCGTGTTACAGAGTTAATGCTGCTGATAGCATCACGACGACCGGCACAGGTTTTTACATCGCCAGACACCGCACCTGCAGCAACACGCCCGATCTCTGCGGTTGCACTCATGACGTAATGTGGCAGTTTCTCTTTTGCCACCTCATTAATCGGTACACATGGCAGACAATGAATCTGTGCCAGAAAACCATCTACCAGCGTTGAATCTTCAGTCAGATCGGTAAGCAGCCAGATTTCTGGTGCGGTTAATAAATGAGGCTGAGCTGGGTTCAGCTTGTTCCGCAGAATCTGCACATTCATGCCTGCACGTTCTGCCAGTTGCACCAGATTGTGGCGCAGTGCAAATGCACGACAGGCTTCATCAAAATGTGGATGTTTGGAAACTTGGTAATCAAACATGGTCAATGCCTCTGATGTATTTCAGAATCGAACTAATTAAGGTTTAGATTGCATTCTGAAAGCGCATCAACGGTCATTGCTGCTATGTTGATCATCACTTTTTCGCGTTTTTTATCTTTGCGCAGACGGTGACGGATAAGGCGTCCATCAGCCAACATGTCATTGATGGTATCGATGGATAGCCCTGTCAGCTCGCTATAGCGTTCAATAGTCACATGAGGCGTGGTAAGAGTGATTGAAATGTTAGGTCTCATGATGCAACATTCCTCGTTTAATGATGATTAATCAGGACGAATACGGATCGTTTGTATTTTGTGAACACCATAAACATACGATCGCACAGTGAAATCGTCAAGATAAAAGTTCACTTGGAGTGACCATGAATTTGGAGAAAGGCGGACGAGGCGCCATAGAGCGCATGGTAGAAGCTTATGGATTCAAGACTCGACAGGCGTTGTGCGATCATTTAGGAATCTCTAAAAGTACACTCGCCACACGCTACATGCGTGACTCATTCCCAGCAGAATGGGTAATCCAGTGCGCCCTTGAAACAGGCACCTCGCTTAATTGGCTCACAACCGGGCATGGTTCAAAGCAAACTTCAGGTAATACAAATACTATGGAAGTTGCTAAATATGTATTATCTGATGGGGCCTTGTGTGAAGACGGTTTTTATATTTTCGATAGAGAATTTCTACCGTCGGCATTCAATAATCTTTTTGTAATCACAGATAATAATTCTGAATTTATTTGTGATAAGGAATTTGATGATATACGTGATGGTAAATGGGTAATAAGTATTGATGGCGAAATAACGATCCGTGACATTACTCGTTTACCCGGTGGAAGAATCTTCGTCGAGGGTGGAAACAGAGCCTTCGAATGTAAGATAGAAGACATTGAAATAATTGGTAAAATTATAAGTTTAACAGTCAAGTATGTTAAATAGTACCGGGAGGAAATTATGCTTGGTAAGGTATTTTTTGTGGTTTTGTCATGTTCTTTGTTATTAAACCCACTAGCTACCTATGCTAGAAATTATCCCTGCTCAGGGAAAAAGGGAGGTGTTTCTCACTGTACCTCTGATGGCAAATTCGTTTGCAATGATGGAACTATTAGTAAATCCAAAAAAATCTGTACTAAAAACTCACGATAACTTTTGCTTTTATATCTGCGCCTAAAATAAAAATGAGCCACAGGTTAACCGCAAAAGTTACATGATCACATAGCAAAAAGAATAGCCTACTTCATTATGGCTTCAGTGAGATGTATGGTCGCAGGATTTCATACATTGACACTGGTTATACATACAGTAAAAATGCTCTCTATTGGAGGGCATTTTTTATGGCTGTACGAAAACTCACCACAGGAAAATGGCTTTGCGAATGTTACCCCGCCGGACGTAGTGGGCGTCGTGTGCGTAAACAATTCGCCACCAAAGGCGAAGCACTGGCTTTTGAGCGTCACACGATGGAAGAAACCGAAGCAAAGCCCTGGCTAGGTGAATCAGTGGATCGTCGAACACTGAAAGACGTGGTTGAGCTATGGTTCAAACTACATGGTAAATCACTGACTGCTGGGCAGCATGTCTATGACAAATTGCTGCTGATGGTTGACGCTCTGGGCAATCCCCTTGCAACTGATCTAACCTCTAAAATGTTTGCCCACTATCGAGATAAACGCCTGACAGGTGAGATCTACTTCAGCGAGAAATGGAAGAAAGGAGCAAGCCCGGTCACCATTAACCTGGAGCAAAGCTATCTAAGTAGTGTTTTTAGCGAACTATCCCGCCTGGGCGAATGGTCGTATCCGAACCCACTGGAGAACATGCGAAAATTCACCATCGCAGAAAAAGAGATGGCATGGCTTACCCATGAGCAGATTGTTGAATTACTGGCTGATTGCAAACGTCAGGACCCAATTCTGGCACTGGTAGTTAAGATATGCTTAAGCACAGGCGCACGCTGGCGAGAAGCCGTAAATCTTACTCGTTCACAGGTGACCAAATACCGAATTACCTTTGTACGAACGAAGGGGAAGAAAAACAGAAGCATCCCTATCAGTAAAGAGCTTTACGAAGAGATCATGGCGCTTGATGGGTTCAATTTCTTCACAGACTGCTATTTTCAATTTTTATCCGTGATGGAAAAAACGTCTATCGTGCTCCCTCGCGGTCAACTCACACACGTTCTGCGCCATACGTTTGCGGCGCACTTCATGATGTCGGGTGGAAACATTCTGGCCTTACAAAAAATTCTCGGACACCACGATATAAAAATGACTATGCGTTACGCACATCTGGCACCGGATCATCTGGAAACGGCGCTCCGTTTCAATCCTCTGGCAA